AATTAAATGTTCTACTCCTCCGAAGATAAAAGCGGTTTTTGACACTCCCAGCCCTTTAAGTGTTTCAGCAGTTTTTCCTTCATCGTATTTATTCAACATAATAATTCCGCGAATCCATCCAAATGTTCTGTAAGTCATCACTAGCATGCTGATAATGAGTCCAATAAGTAATAAGGTCATAATTTTATTTTTGTATTAATCCAAAGCACATTTCTATTTTCCCACAAATCTCCTTGATTTGATTCTAATAAATATCCAGGTTGAATTTGAAATTTTCCTACATCGATGGATATTCCAATATTCAATCGATTCCTTGTAAATTCATCTACATCACTTAAGAATATTTCATCTTGGATAAACGGATTAAAGTTTTTCCATAAATGAGTTTGGTATCCCGGACGTATTCTTAATCTAAATTTATTTTCATAATCATGATATTTTACAATATACTCTAACCGAGTTCTTATTTTAAATCCAGAAAGAGAATATACGACATCTCCGTGAAAAACTGTAATTCTAGTTACAACATCATTTTTATTTTCAAAAATATCTCTATAAAAAAGTCCCGTCTTGAAATTTTTATTGATAGAGTAAAAAGCTCCTATGTCATAATGAAAATATCTAATATTTTGAGCATTGAAGTTATAACGATTTTCTCCCTCAACTTCAATTTCCCATTTATCATTCAATTTCCCTTGGACTTTTAACGTTCCCCAGAGTTCATAATCTTGAGCATTAACGTTAAACGTTATTAGCAATAAAACTAGAAATAATAAACGTTTAAAAATCACCGTATGTTTTAATTTCTATTCCTTTTTTATTAGCAGCTTTCATTTTACCACTAGTTGAATTCAAATCGTCTGTAATTAGATACTTACAAGTTGCATCTGACATTGAACATTCAAACAAGTTTGGATATTTTTCAAGAAATTCTTTCTTCGTCTTAAATCCAAATCCTTTAGGTGATCCGGTCATTACTACGCCAAATGCATCATCCTTTGGAGCTTCGGGCCTATCTACAGTGACACCAAGCGCTTCTAGTTGAATTATGGTTTTTACTATATGATGTTCTACAACTGGGGTATGAACTTTATCTACAAGAGCATGTTCTAAACTGGCATAACTAAAATCTAAACCTGCATGTTCTCTTGCAAGTTGTTGTGATATTTTTCTTCCTACGTTTTCCATTCCTAAACATTGGATTACTTTTTCATAAGGAATTGATTTAACATTTTTAAATGCTTGAACAAAAATTTCGTTTAAACGAGATCCAGGTTCTAATCCATATTTTCCTAAAACATCTCCACCATTCTCTAATGTAAAACCCCATACTTCACAAATATTTTTAAAATCTTTTGCGAATGGTTTCAACCTTTCACTTCCAATTCCTTTAAGATCAAGTACTCCAGATCCATGTGCAAGAATTTTAGCAATCCTTCCTGGACATTTTTCATTTAAACATTTAAGATGAATCCCATCAAAATCTAATATTGTTTCACATTCTGGACATTTTCCAGGAAGTTCAAAATATTTAGAACTTTCAGAAATCACCTTCACTATTTCAGGAATAATATCACCGGCTTTTTCAACTGCAACAATTGCACCAGCACTAATTCCATTATCTCTAATAAAACCAGCATTATAGCCTGAAGCTCTTTTAACTGTAGTTCCAGCAAGTTGAACAGGATCTAATAAAACTACAGGAGTAAACTGACCTCTTTTTCCAATGTTCCATTCAATTCCATTTACTCCTGTAACTGCCCCTTCTGGCACAAATTTAATTGCGATTGCCCATTCTGGATCATGATCATTTTGACCAAGTTCTTCTCTTACAGTTTCTGGATATGATATAACAACTCCGTCTAATTGGTAATTCATCTTTTTTCTCATTTTCTCGAAATCCTCAATCATTTCTTCGTATGCGGTCGGGTCAAATAAGATATTATATTGATGTTTTGCGAATTGGGGATAATCTTCAAATATTGTTTGATGAAGATGTATTCCGTCTTGGATATAATGAAGTGGAATAAGAGTAAGATCTCCAACTTTTTCTTCACTATAATCATCTTTTCCAAGAACACCTGCTACGAAATTACGAGCATTTGCAAATTCCTGGGAATATTTCTTTTCAAAAATCCTTGTGTCTATTACAACTTCACATCGAATTTCAACAATTCCATTCAAATGAATTTTTTCTGGAACGTATGGTGTAAGTCTTTTTGTTAAATTTTTTCCAGCTAATCCATCTCCCCTTGTTAAGATATTTTCAAGGACACCATCTCTATAGATAATATTAATAGCAGAACCATCAAATTTTGGAGAAGCATATAGAGCTACTAATTTGCCAACTAACGCACCTCTTTTTGAAAACCAAGTCCAGAATTCATCCTTCATATAATTTCCCTCTTCTGTTTGCAACTTAGCAAGAGAAAGCATTTTAGTAGGATGGGGAAAATCAAAATCCTTACGCTTTGCACCAACTTGCTCATGAACTTTAGAACCTAAATTTATTAAGTGTTGTTCGAGAGCGTCAAACTCTAAATCTGACATAATTGAATTACCTTCGTAGTATTCAATTTTTGCTCTTAAATATTCAGCTTCTAATTTTTGAATGTCACTTTTTGTTAAATCCATTATGTACGTTTAATTATTAGTTATACAAATATAAACAAAAAAGGTGGGAGAAAAAAATTATGGGAAAATTAATTCCAATTTATATTCTTTACTAAGATCGCATAGTTGATTTTCTAGAATTTCAAATTCTATTATTGGATTGCCGTAGTCAATTAAAAGTTCTATTTGAATCTCAATTTTACCGATGATAATATCAGTTATGTAATAAGTATGTTCTTTAGTTTTTGTTTCGAAAATAATATTCTTGTTAATGATTTCTTCAGGTTCACTATCAGACATAGTAGAATATCTGATTTTTATTTTAGATTTGAATCTGTTGTCTGAATAAAATTTAAAAGATATAGGGAAATCAACAAAAAACGTATGGTTGTTTAGAACTACTACGTCAAATTTTGCGTATTTTTTATTTCCTTTAGATTTATATTTTGGGTTGGTAATCTTAAACTTGCACTTATCTTTTTTATTGTCATCTCTTAGTGATTTTAGGAGTAAATATAAGATTATGTTAATAAAGGTTATTCCTATAAAGAGAAGAGCATTTAGTAGCATTTAAGATTGTTATGTTTGTTCAAGGATCCTAATCCTTTCTCGTAGATCTTCTATTTCATTTTTTAGATCTTGACTATTGTTGGAGGAATCCAGGAAAACTATATTATCAGCCATAATAGTTCCGCTAACTTCTAATTTATATATTTCTGGGATAGTACCAATTCCGACCTTTCCAGCTTGGTCAATAATAAATTTAAAATCTGTATAACTTCCTGAAGAAATACCCATAATTGGGCGGTTGCTAATAGCCTCGTTTTCAATGTTTCTAGCATCAAAGATTATAAGCGGGGTATTGGATGAGACATCTGAGATGGTTTTCCCTAGAAAGTACAAACCAGCATCGTTTTCATCAGCGCCAATTCCTATTATTTGCGGTAAAAACCCTGAATCTGTGGCATTGCCCAATGAAAATCCTGATACACCATCTCCTATGTGAAGAGCAGTCATTCTCGTGTTCACAGGGACCCCAATATCAACTTTATAGCTATGTAAAGGTAATCTACCTACTCCAACTTGTCCGCCCTTAAAGTGTATCTCTGTGCCTTCAAATGGATTGCCAATAGATACATCTAGTGTTAAATCTCCTGAAGAATCTCTGGTAAGAATAAGGTTTTCTGAACCCTTAACAGAAGTCCAACCCACATCCTCATTAAACGTCAAAAATTTTGTATCAGATAGACTATTTGAAAAAGCGGGCACAAGTTCATGAATGGAAAAATCATTTTCTCCAACGATTTGATTCAATAAAATATTTTTATCTCGTGCCATTTAATCTTTTTTCTTGGGAGGTCTTCCTCTTTTCTTTTTAGGAGGTCCGACTGAAGGGTCTATATTTATGTCATCAGGAATTTTCAAATACTGATCCCAGGCAGTTTTTATTTCAGTTATTGCTTTACAATTTTCATATTTTTCTTCTTTCTCAAATACTTCAATCATTCTTTTAGTGAACTCTTCAACATGTGAATTTTCAACAATTACGATTGTTTTGCTGTCTGCAAAACACACGAATGGTTTGTTGGGTTCTATCGGTTCTTTAAAGAAATTTTCTTTAAGATACTCGTAAATGTTGTGAGCGAAAGTAGCAAATGCTTGAGTGTAAAAATTCTCAGCTTGTTCAAACGGGTTAAATGCAAATAAAACCCGGTGATCATGAGTATGACCCATAGTTGTCAAGAAAATCATATTCATTCTCTCAGTTTCTGATATGTTAGCTTCTCTTTCTTTAGACATATTTGCTATTAAAGTATTAGTAAAATGAGCTAAATCGTCCATCCACTCTTTGTAAGATTTTTGTAAAATTTCATCAGTAGAATCCCAATCCCTGCTTAATTCTGAATCATGAATAAAAATTAAATGTGAGAAAATATCTTTTTCTACTACTTCAGCCCCTATTTTGTTAAATTCATTTTCGGGTGGTTCAACTAGTTCTCCCCATAAACACCAAGTATTAGGAACTTCTTTTAACCTGTATGTTTCTAATGCAGAATAATTATCAAATGATTTAACTAGTTCCCTATGAGAAAATACGTCTCCAATTGAAACCATTTCTTCTACTATGCCGTTACTGTAAATTATGAGGCTCAAAATATAGATATATAAATTATAGTTATTATATAATAACCAAAATTAAAAGTTTTATGAAATATAAAAATGATTATTATTTTATATATTTAACAAAAAACATTGTTAATAATAAATGTTATATAGGCCAACATACTACAAATAATTTAAATGACGGGTATACCGGGAGTGGAAAGTTGATTGAGTATTCGATAAATAAGTATGGACTCGATAATCACATAACAGGAATTATAGAATTTTGCACAGGAGATAATATTTCAGAAAAAGAAATATTTTGGATTACTAAGAAAAATACTATTAATCCGAATGGATATAATTTAACAAAAGGAGGGGAGGGAGGAGATACCTACGCTTTACTTTCTGAAGAAGACAAGAAAAAATTTAGAGAAAAATCTTCTAAAAATAATAAAGGAAGAAAACGTTCTGAAGAAACAAAAAGAAAAATGAGTGAAGCTAGAAAAGGCCACTCATGGAATGCAGGAATTCCAAAATGTGAAGAAACTAAACAAAAAATGACCGAAGCTTGGAAAATTCGTAGATTAACACCAGTATCTGAAGAAACTAAAGGAAGAATTTCTCAATCTCAAATGGGACATACTAGACATACTGAAGAGGGAAAGAAACGAATAAGTATTGCTAATTCTCAAAGAGAATGGAAACAAGAATCTAAAGATAAAATTAGTAAGGCAAATAAAGGAAATAAATGGACAGAAGAAATGAAGGCTAATTTACGTAAGAAGTATAAATGTATTCACTGTGGTAGAAAAATGAATAAATCTAATTTAACTAGATATCATAATGATAATTGTAAAACTATTACTTAATTACCCATATCTCTTGCGCTATAAGTATATCCACCTCTTTCCACATCCCAAACTCCATCACAAAAATACCCATCAATCATTTTTGTTTTATTAGGATGTAACATAATTGAATGGTCCCAAGAATCAAGTTTATGATTACACTTTGAGCATTCATTGCTTAATTTAGTTTTCTTATTGCAATATGGGCATCTACCTTTCATTTTTGGAAACGCTTCAAAGCATTATTTGTTATGAATACCCATTCTACTTCTCCCATGAAATCTTTCAAATCTCTATCACCACAGTAACTCATATTAGATTTTAGATAATCCTTAAAGTTTTCAACCCAGGAAGATAAATTATATTCTACTTTTTGATATTTTGTTATTCCTTCAGCGGTGACTAGTTTAGCTTTTCCCCATTTTCGTTGAACTGCTTTAGTACTCATACCTCTATATTTTTTCTTTATAGGTAGACCCCATTTCCAAAGTTTTTTAGCTACATGGAAATTTAATTTTATACCCCAAAGATGATTAGAACCTGAACTTTGCATTGTTTTATTGAAAAGAGATCCAATCATTACATAATCAGCTCCAAGTGCAAGTGCTTTTATAATGTCATCATAACCTTGCATACCTCCATCAGCTACAATTTTGCAATCTAATTCGCCTTCTTTTTTAATTGCATAACATTCACTTATCAATGAACCGATTGGATAATTAATAGCAACATTAGCTGCAGTTGTACATCCAGCCCCAGTTCCAATAGAACATCTTACATAGTCAGCTCCTGCCAACGCTAAATTTTTGTAAGTTAAGGGATGCGCTACGTTTCCAGCCATTATTTGAATCTTGGGTTTAAGTTCTTTCATTTCTTTAATGACATCTACAAGTCTTTTCATATGACCATTAGCGATATCTATTAAGACATACTTAAAATCCCAAAATGGGTATTTTACAGAATCTATAGAATCAAAATTACCTGATTTAAGAATTTCGAGATCCATTTCAATTTCTGCTAATCCAAACGATTGAAATGAAAAATCATCTGTTATATAATATTCACCTCTTGGCATGCATGGAACGATGCCATTTTTAGCATAAGTTCTAACATTTTTTTCACATATAACGGTGTCCATAGGAGCAGTTATTAGAGGTAAATGACCCTCATAAAATGTATTACATTCACTTCTACTATTTATGTCACTGACAACGGCAGGCACTACTGCAATGTCCTTTAAGTCAAATTTAAGGTCTTTCATAATTTTTATATGAATAAAAGGTAACTAAGATCTAAGTTGCCTTATTTTTTTTATATTGAGTCAATTGGTAATTCACCCTGCTCATTATCTAAATCATCCTCTTTCTTCTCTTCTTCTTTATCTTTGAATGTTATTTCTTCAATAGGAGGTAAAGATTTTTCTTTAGGTTTTTCAGCTTCAGGTTCAACAAATAGCTCGTCATCTGGTTTAGCTGGCTTCTCTATTCCAGGAGCAATAATGTCTTTATCTTTAACATCATCTGCCGTAATTAAAGGATCCGACAGATTCAATGGAACTTCCTCAGCAGGAGCAGTAGGAATTTCTTCTTGCTTCGTCGGAATTGGAAGTGGAGCTCTTGGTCTAACTGAAGGTCTTACAATTTGTTGAACTCTTGGCGGAACTGGTCTTGCTTCTGGTTCCATTTCAGGATCTATAATTTCAGATCCAATTCTAGATGGATCAATTGCAAAAGTATTTTTGTATTTTGGTGATTTAACATGAATTAAGCCATTTGGAAGTTCTTTTAGAACTTTAACCTCAGCATCAACACCATCCTTTGTTGTAAAATTATAAGTTTTACCTGCATCAAAAGTTGTTTCAGGTTCAATAGGTTCTTCTTTAGGTTGTTTATCACTAATTCTCACCACCGGTTTTCCTGTCTTATCTTTTTGTAGAACAATTTCTTTACTTCTATTGGAAACACTTCGCCAGGCATCTTTATCCATATCCCAAAACGCTGCAACTTTATCTGATGAAGGTCTGATTCCTTTTGGTTGATCACCTGAAGGAACATGTTTCATAACAGTAGTTCCCTTAGCAGGTCTTACGTTCCCATCAAGTTTAACAAATTCAAAATTTACAATTTTATTATGAAGTATTTGTCTGAGTTCAGGGACAGTTACAGGTTCTCCAATCAATAATTTTTCAAATATTGCTTCAGGAAAAATAGTGTCTTCGTAAATGAACTCTACCAATTGTGTTTGGTCTAAAGATTCGCAAATACGAGTACCAAATAGTTCTTCAGTAATTATACTTTTTATTAATCGTTCAGTCAATTGAGTGAATTTATTTTATATATTCAAAATAAAAAAGCTCTGTATAAACAGAGCTTAGTTTTAGCATTTCGAATATTCGCACGAATTACAATGTATGCACCCCTCTTCTCGGACTAAATCGCCTCCGCAATTCGGACATTTTTCTTCCTGAGTTTCAGCGTCAATGTACCTACTTAGATAACGTCTAACTACGCTCGAAAAAGATGTAACATTTTCATCAATCTTCTTAATGACATTAATTACATGAGGTACTCCTGCTCCATGTCGCAATAACATAGAAGCTGTTAATGTAAGAGTCTTTTGTTCTACTCTGTCAGCAGCTAATTGTAGATTTTCAATCTCAAACTCTCCATTTATAAACTTATAGTGTCCTTTCTTAACCTTGAGAATTCTTCCTTTGGTATTTTTAGAGCTAGGAGGATTTTCGAATGCGAATACCTCATAAGGTCTATTTGTGCCAGGCCATGTTCCGATAACAACAGCGAAATCTCTTCCTGCAGCTTTGGCGGTATAATAGTCAGCATCAAGTTCCTTTGGGCGTTTAGGTGCATTTGTTTCAATAAAGTCATCTCGTGTTTCCTCTTTTTTATTAGATAATAATACTCCAGTTCTTGACCCTTCTCTATAAATTGTGCATCCTTTACAGCCAGCTTTCCACGCCTCAAAGTATATGTCATTAACTTCTTGTAATGAAATATTCTCTGGTAAGTTATGAGTAACTGATATTGAATGATCAATCCATTTCTGAATAATACCTTGCATTTTAACTTTTTCAAGATAGTCTATATCGTGAGATTCTGATCCTGACCAAGGAGATTCTAAAATTAAACTATTTAGATCTTCATTAGATAATTCAGTAAGATAAGTTTGAGCTTCAAAAAATAAGAGTTTATGTTTTATCGCATACCAATTTATAAACTCATGGTGGAATACATTATACTCTTCCCAACTGTCTCCATTCTCATCAACAAAATCAATTTTTACATCAGGATCATTAGGGTTAATTTTTCTTCTTCGTAAAGAACTTACTTTAAAAACTGGCTCTATTCCAGAAGTTGTTTGAGCTTCAATAGCAAGGGATCCAGTTGGCGCTATAGATAATAACGCAATATTTCTTCTACCATATTTTATATACTCATCATATTCTTCAGTACTAAAATGGTTTGCAATTATTCTTGATAAGAATGGGTTGTTTGCTTCTTTGTCATAATTCCAGATAGGGAAAGCTCCTCGTTCTTTTGCTAATTGGACAGTTTCTTTGTAACAAGATACTGCAATAGTTTCAAAAAGTTTGTTGATTGTTTTTGTAGCCTTCTTAGATCCATAAACGATCCCTAATTTTGCTAACATGTCTCCTAACCCCAACACTCCTATTCCAGTACGCCTTCCCTTTAGTAAAACACTAAGAACGTTTTCCCATGTTTCTTTTTCTACTCTTTTTAAACGATCAGGTTCTGGATCAGATTCTATTTTATCAATTATTGCTTGAACCTTTTCTTCTTCTAACGAAACTACATCATCCATGACTCTTTGAGCGAATCTAGATGTTTTTTCAAGTAATTCCCAGTCAATTTTAGCAGTAGTTTTATATGGTTTGGAAACCATATTTGAAAGATTTATAGAACCAAGTCTACACGAGTCAAAAGAGGATAAAGGGACCTCGCCGCATGGATTAGTACCCTTGGTAACGAATCCCTCATCAGCATAACAATCAGCAGGGGATTCAGCTATGATACTATCCCAAAACAAAACTCCAGGTTCTGCATTTTTATGAGCTTGCTTGATTAATGATCCCCAAACTTCTTTAGCTTTTACTTTTTTAATGTAAGTTCCATCTTCTCTTCTAAAAATGCTATTATAACTTAGCTGCTCATGAACTTGCGGTTGTTTATCTTGAGTTGGCCAGGAAAGAAAATAATCTTGGTCACCCTCAACAGCTTTCATGAATTCACTCGTAATTTTTACTGAAACATTAGCTCCAGTAACTTTTGTAAGATCATCTTTCTTCGTTATAAAATGAGGAGAGTCTGGATGATTTATATGTTCAGAAATCATTAAAGCACCTCTCCTACCATCCTGAGCAACTTCTCTTGTAGTATTCGAGTATCTGTCCATAAAAGATACTGATCCTGTTGAAGATTGTGCTGAATTATTAACGGCTGCAGAAATAGGCCTGAGGTTTTCAAGAGTGACACCTACGCCCCCGCGTCTTTTCATAAGCTGGGCCATAGTTTCATCTATATTAAAAATCCCGCCATACGAGTCTGCTCCGTTGTCTATAAAAAAGCAATTTCCTAATGAGGATATTTGATAAGGATTTCCGAGGCCAAATAAAATTGAGCCTCCAAAAATAAAGTTTTTAAAATTTTCTAAATTACTGTGTATTTCTTCTCTAGTAAGGGGATTTGGGTATTCTTGTTCTTTTCTAAATATTTCGTTTGTTATTCTGTTTATTGTGTCTTTTGGGGATTGTTCAATGTAGTTTCCGTTCTCTTTTAGTGCGTATTTATTGATCCATACATTCGAGGCTAGTGTATCTTGATTGAAATAAGATAAAGCAGCCTCAGTAAGTTGATCAACATCAAATGTTTCATTGATCATTAAAAAATTTATTATTTTAGTTTGTTTATATATAAAATCTTAATTATTCTTAATAGCGTTTTTCTTATATGATTCACTAATTTTTTGTTTGGTTTCTTCCGAATGTTTTTTACCTTTATGCGACTCACTCATTTTTTGTTTAGCCTCATCTGAGAAGGGAATATGAGGTTTAGAGATTCCTTTATTTCCTTCACTAATTTTCTTTTTTGTTTCTTCCGAATGTTTTTTACCTTTATGAGATTTACTCATTTTTTCTATTGATTCTTTCGAAAATGGAATAAATTTCTTCCCCTTATTACTTTCACTAATTCTTTTTTTATGTTCTTCAGAAAAAGGTTTACGTTTTTTACCTATTTTCTTTTTACTCATCTTTCTTTTAGTCTCTTCAGATAATTTCCCTCCTTGTTGGTGTCCACCTGTTGGACTGATATTATAACCATTAGGAACTAATGTATTATATTCTTTTATGTATTTTGTTTCTAAGATTAAATTAAAAGATGTGTCACATTCTTCTAAAATTTTTCTTTTAAAATTTTTCTTTCCATATTCATTTATTTTTTTAGTAAACAATTGTCCACTCCCTAAATATGAATCATTCTCATCTCCATCATGAGAACCTACATATTGCTTTCCATTAACTAAATTAGTTGTGATATAAATAAAATTCATTTTTTATTTTATATATCTCTTTTATTTACTTAATTTTACTTAACTATAAGAGTTCGCTAGCCTTCTGGCCTTGATTTTCTTTAATTGGTCAGCTTCTTTATCTGCTGTTTGGGAGGTATGCTTTGCAACCTTTCTCTGGTTATAGTAGTCAGTTAAGATTGCTGGTATTAGTGGTTCGAATGATGCGTCAAAAACAGCCCCACTAACACACTTAATTTGATTATTATGAGGCTCATACAATTTATCTTTAATTATGAAATTTTCAATAGAAATCATGAACTGTCTCATAATCGAAGGATATAGAGAAGCAAAGTCAAATGATGCTACCCAACCATATAAATCTGGAATTGGTTCAAATACAAATGCACCCTCATATTCTTCCCTTGCTTTTCTTTCAAAATTCTTTGGAAATATTTGCTTTCTTTGATATGCATATCTAGTTAAAGTTGCCTCGAGCATAGATATTGGAGAGAAAGCTGACATTGCTTCAACTTTTGTTAGATTTCCGAGACCAAGAAAAGTACTCATTGTTTTTAGTTTCTGGTCCAATAATTCAACCAATACTGAGTCAATTGCATTATAGAAAATGTATTGATCGTAATCATTATTGTACATTTCTTGAAAAGTGCCAGGATATTTAACTTTTCTTACTCCTAGCCCAGCCTCTGAAACAAAATCAAGTGTATTATTTTCTTTTACATCAATTGTTCTATCCCACTTTACATAAATTGCTAAGTAGTCAACAATTAATTTATGCTGAGGTAACATAATTTTCTTTTTCTTACCTCGATCTTTAATTGTATGTTCATACCATTGTCCAGTTGGTGACATCCAAGAAATGTCCATTCCTAATCTTCTTGTGCAACGATTATAAATGTATAACCAATCATATCCCCAAAAGTTCCAGCCAGTAATTAAGGGTGCATGCCTAGCATAATTGTAAAGAAAATCATACATCATATCAGCTTCATTTGCATATTGTTTGTATATGAATTTATACTCTTTATCAAATTTCTTTACATGTTCATTGATATTCTTTTCAATAGCATCGCATTCTTCACCAGATAAAGGTTTTAATCCAAAAACAATACATTCAGGATGGCTTACCCAAGAAATGGAATTAATTCTATTCTTAGCATCATCTGCATGTGGAAATCCATCATCTGTTACATCGACCTCAATATCACAAGAATATAATTTTGGCATATTTTGCTCAAAAAGTTTCTTTGTTAAGTCTTCACCAGCATCCATAAAGAATTCGTGAAGTCTATGTTTATTTAAGAATTGAGCTGGGACTTTAGCAACAGCTTTTCCATCCCAAGATGTTAAACCTGGAATTGCTCTACTTTGTTGTTTTGCGACAACATAATTATATTGGTGATTAGATGGAACATTTAATTGCTGGTATGCAACTTGACCTTCTTCATTTATATAAGAGATAATCATCTTATTGGGTCGTTGTTCTATGTTAACTATCATATTATTAGCTTTAGATTTATATCACCCAAGAAAAAAAGGTTTATCAAATAAATGTTAAACCTTTTTAAGAAATGTATAAGTGGAAAATTAAAGTGGTAATTCAAGTTGGCATGCTAAAGATTTAGCCCAATTAGTTAAAACTTCAATAGAATAAAAGATCGGGATACCAGATGCTTTTGCTAATGCTTCTTCTTTATCAGCACCTGGACTATGAATAACGTTTCCAGACCTATCATAATTTTGTAATCTTAATACTGCATCGCATTGTTTAAGCCACACAAAATCTAAATCAAGCCATTCTTTTTCTTCTCTTGGATTATAAATCTCTTGAAAATGAGCTAATAAAGGAGTGTAAGGAAATAATCCTAAATCCATTAATTTGTCTGCAGTTTCTAATTGAAGCTTTATGTTTGATGGCATCCAGCCATTAGTATACGGTGATGCGATATATACTTTTAATTCTTCTTTCATGAGTTTAATTTTCCACCTGTTTTTTCTCCATCTAATATTCCCAAATCTATAAGGGTATTTGTTGCCAAATATTTATTTACCATATTAGAATCTAGTGGATCACTTGGCGTCATAGTAATATCTATCATATGCTGAAGAGTATTTAAGAAAATAGTATTACCTTGATTTTGCTTCTCTAACTCAGCAATTTTTTTCATGTTTATTTTTGAAATAGTCATATCTTTTATTATTTTTTATCTGTGCTTCCAAATGCGCCTGCTCCTCTATCATCTTGGAGTCCTTCATAGAATTTTTCTTCTACTTCTTCTTTATCTTCTGTAGCATACTCAACTACTTCAACTTCTGAATTAAATACTGGCATTTCTAAGAATTGGAGAATTTTCATCCCTTCTCTGATTTTAACATCATGTCTGCCAGTATTAATAAGACTTAGGTGAATTTCTCCTGTATATGTATAGTCTACAACTTGGGCACCAAATACTAATCCATGTTTAGTTGCAATTCCAGATTTGTTTGCTGCGATAAGAGCTCTTCCTGGTTCAGTCATTCTTGATTTAATACCTGAAGGTATCATTATTCTTGATTGTCCCTGAAGCCAAACATATCTACCTTCTTCATCGGCAAAGAATTTAAGGTTAGAATTTTTATTTCTCAAATCATCTAAGAATGATTCATTGAATTCAGGTATATAGAAATCTATACCTGCATCGAATTCGTAAGCTCTTGTTGGGGATTTGACTTCCCGTATTTTTAAAAATTTAATCTTCTCCTTTGGCATAATATTGTTTAGATATTATATCATAGCAGTTTAATTAAGTTTTCTTAAATATAAGATTCTATTGAATTTGGAACAAATTTATTTGCTAGAATTGATTCAACTACATCGTTTACATCCTTGTCAACAGGCGTTAATGTAACTCTTGGCAAATCTTTACCATCAGCAAATATAGCTAATTCTTTTTCATCTTTACGGAACTTCTTAATAGTATTTTCATCATTAGTTCCTACTTCTTCCCATCCAAGATCTTCTAGCTTATCAACAACGTCATTAACATCACCTTCTATATAAACTCTGTGCTTTCCTGATGGAGCTTCTTTGTAAATGAAAGGAATTCCAATATCTTTTAATTCATTTTTAGCTTTACTATCTTTTAATTCATCTTGTTCTCTTGGACTTACTTCTTCGTGTAAATCTTCTTTTTTTACTAAAGTAAGAGGGTGATCAGGAACATGTTTAGATGCTTTAACATAATCATCTAATGTTGCAATAGTAAATTCTTCTTCATTAACTTTTCTTTTCTTAGCGTTATCAAGAACTTTATCGGGGTGAGCGACATATTCATCTATATCTTGAGTATTATCTGGTTGATCTTCGTCTAATTCTTCCCAATGTTCTTGTTCAATAGTATTTGTTCGAGAGTCTTTTTTCTTAAATGGTTGAGCTACACCCATCTTTTTAGCCATCATAGCTCCAATTTTATCGTATGGGTTTAAATTATTCTCATCTAATACGTCTGCATTATAAATTTTAACGTAATCTCCAAAGTATTTTTCAAATGTGTGGACTAGATTCTTATAATCTCCAGACATCATTTCTTCTCTTATTCTGGCTGGATCATATCTTTCTGGATCAACTTCTTGTAATTGTTTTGCTAAATTATGAGCTGTTGATAAAATAACATGAGCATTACCACTTTCTCCTCTTAAATCAATTGAACGCTCTGATTCCCCACTAACAAATTCTTCATTAGTCTGCATTCCAATTGAAGTATCTCCCCAATTATCTCCAGAGCCAGTAGCTCCATCAGTATTCATTCCAGCATTTGCTGCTGGTACTGCGCTTCCTACGCCTGGTACATTAGTTAACGTTGCTCCTGGGGAAGAAACTCCACCCATATCTTCTTTGACAGATTTAGCTCTCATAATTTACCTTTATTTTATATATCATTTTTTCCAATCGATTAATCTGGTTTTAACACCGGGAATTTTATTTGCTAACTCAATATTATCTTCACTATCATCAAAAAAGTAAACATCGTACATTGTCACAAGGGCTGTTAAAACTTTTTCTTTTTCAGTTGGTATGTCTATCCATAATCCATCATCGCTTCCAATAGTGATAATATTATCTATAGGGATGTCAATACTGTGTCTTTTGAATAAATTATGGATGGGTATTTGGGCAGCATCAGATCTTGCAGTTAAGATATAAATTACTGAATCACTTTTGCCAAATTTATTAGCGTTATGAATATTTTCTAGAGCTGGCCACATTTTATATTTTGTAGCGTTGAGAATAATTCTTGGATCTATAAAATCACTCATATCATATTTCTCGTCTTCTTCCTTTTTATAGTGATTAAATTCTTCAGGAGTTATTGATTTGTATCTTTTTCCGTTTTTAATCACATGAACTTTTGCTGTTGTTTTGACTAAGGTCTCGTCAAAATCAAAAACATACGCTTTCCTTTTTATAGTTTTTGTTCTCATATTAAAATCCAATTTTTGTGATGTTTTCTGCTACCATTTACAACAGCATTTAAATGACATGATAATGATCCAATTTTATTTGCTAAATCAAATTTATAACCTTCAAAAACTTGATTTGTTTTAGTATTTTTAAATTTGTATATAGTATGGTCAAATTGAGAATTAGTTTTTCCTTTACCAACACCATTTTCCTTTTTAGTTTTTCCCATTCTTTTTCTAGATTCTAAAGAATGATTATTTCCGAACATTCCATTATTTTTTCCTTTAGCTAAATTTCTTTCTTTTCTAGTTTTACTCATTAACTGTCTAGATTTTTCCGAAATGATTTTTCCCTTCCCTCCATCTCCTCCATCAGTCAAATTATAACCGCTTGGAAATTTTGTATTTTTCTCGTTAATCCAAAAAGTTTCTCTTTTTTGCCAATTAGCTTTATTACAAAATTCAAGAATTTCTTTTTTAAAATTATTTCTTCCATGTTTCTTGACTGATCTTCGTAAAATTCTCCCACTACCTAAATATCTGTCATTGGGATTATTAGTAGAATGGTACCCCACATAAGATTTACCTGTTACTATGTTGGTTGATATGTATATCGTATGCTTTTTCATTCTCCGTAATATTTATCGAATCTTTTATCTATTCGTATTCGATCTTCGTCTTTTTTATCTAAGAATCCTGGCGAATATACTTCTCCGCTTCCATCAGATTCAATTTTTTGAGATAATTTTGTTATAATGAGTTCTATCGTGTTTTTAAAATAATCTGGGTTTTTTGAATTATGCAAGTAT